ATTTCTTTAGCCTGAGACATCTTTTTAAGTTCAAGACCACCAAATATTGCATTGTGTATATCCATGTAACCACAATCCATGCCAACTCCGTACATGCTCATATCAAACCCAAATATCTGATATAAAACATATCTATAACTACCCTGTTTTTCGTAATCCCCTTTGTGTATACGTTTACAAACAGAATAGAATGCACGTTCTCTATCTTCTTCTGATAGTTTTTCCCACCAATCGTCGGTGTCAGCTTCGTATTGTTCCGTTGCTTCCTTGTATGCTCGTTGTGCCTCTAACCATTCAGGAGACTCAATAACATCTATTAGGCGTTTCTTTTTAAGTTCAACATCATGTCCGTTAAAACTTTCTTGCCAATTGTTGGCAATTTTTTTTAATTCGTCAGGAGTTTCATTATCGGTCATATTATTCCCAGTCGAAAAAATTATTAAAGGTATTATCTTGCTTAGTTTCTATTAAGTTATAGTTTAAAACACCAATAAGATTATCCAGTTTATTATCGATAATTACTTCTTCCATAGCAGCATCATCAAATGGTAGTTCTTTGAACCATTGTGGTAATCTTAGTTCGTCTGTTGGATACGCTACACTTGTAAAATTCATTGGATTTGGTTTAAGTTTGCAAACAATTACTTTCATACCGTCAACAATATCCATTGAATATCTATCACCATTCATCTTTTTCAAAGTATTCCAATTTAAACTTGCTCTTACGTGTCCTGGAAGATTTGCTTTACCTTGTTTTTCTTCTAATCTTTGGAAATGACCTATTTTATTAGCACGTTTAGGAGATCCTTTTTCCCAACCTGGTCTGCTTTTAAAATCAATACGGAATGTAGCTATCTTTTCTAGTATAGCATCTTCTGGGTATTCTTGCAATACCATCATTAAGATTTCCATTAAAAAATCTTGCATAAAACCTGGAGTATCTGATCTGCGAAGATCCAAACCCATAGCTTTGACTTTACCTGGTTTGCCATCTACGTCTTTACGATCTCCTTCCATATCATACACCAATGCGGCATATCTTTTTTTAGTAATATACAAGCCGGACTCTGCAACAATTTCTCTTCCTGCAGCTATTACAGCAGCTCTGCTTGCCGGACAATGGAATGCTTCTGCCATGAAACTTCCAAATGTTGAATTTACTGCTTCGGCAATTTGATCATATAGAGTTATTACAGATTCCTTTGACCACGGTATTTGTTTAGATTGAATATCTTCTTTAAGTACTGGGTACGCTGAAAAATAAACCGAATCAGTGTCGCCGTATATAACACTTTGTCCAACATGGTCATATTTTCCGGTTATAGTTTTGTTTGTTTCAGCACTCATGTGTTTGACAATTTGTCTACCGGTAAGCGTAGTAGATTGTCCAATGCGTTTATCAAAAAATCTACAGCCAGGATTTAATATAGCACCGTATAATGAATTTAAGTTAATTTTTTTAACTAACTGACGTTTGTCCCAAAAAGCAATTTCTAGGTTATTACCAGCTTCCATTGCTTTCTTTTTCATAGCCTGTAGTTCTTTACGTTCTGCGTACCAACGTTTTAATATACCAGGAATAACACCTTCGAACTCTGTTGTAAAAATAGTGCCATTAGCACTTAGCATCCAAGGAGTTCCGCTATCAAATATTAGTTTATGTATCTCGGCACCACTCATTGTTTCTGATTTGCCATCTTCAAAATCTATAGTGATGACTACATCTCTGCGTTTTGCCATAACTGCTTCATATTCTTCAGTTCCAAAACGACCTTCCCAAGCTCCAGCGAATGATTTTTTTTGCAGTGTCATAGCCTCATGTATTACTGCGTCTGTCATTTCTGGACGTAATTGACCAATAATTGTTTCCGGAGCCATATTCAAAGCACGGATAACACTTGGATATAGACTGTTTAAGTCCATACTGGCTATCCATTTATGCACACCTTTTTTTGGAAAAGCTACGTAGGCACCTGCAGCCGCTGTATTTTCATCATCCCGTCGGGGACGATTTGGAACACGCATGCCTCTTTCGTGTGCTTCGTTTATAATTGCCTGTTCTGTTACTGCTACAGCACCCATTGTAGTTTGTAATAATACAGTATTAGCATGGGCAAGTTCATTACTTAAATCAATAAATTTAAGTTTACGATCTAGTTTATCTAATAGTGCAACGTCTTGTCTATTGTATTCGATGAATGTTTTAAAATCATTATTGTATAATTGGTCAAGTGTACCTTCGTATACAGTTTTACGCTCACCTACTTCCATTTCGCCAATTGCATCTAGTCTATAGCTATGGCGTTCTTCGTAGGTATACTTCCTATAAAGTTCTAAACTATCTAAGTGTACACGACCGACGAGATCAAATGTTTCGGCTTTCCTGCCAAACTTTTCATATTCTCTTTTCTTAGGCAGTTGTTTCCATAAACAAAAACGTCTTGTATCATCTTTACTTAAAATCCTACTTACACGATTTACAGTGTAGGGAATATCATAACCTTCCGAGTTCCATCCGCTCAGTACATCAGCATCTTCTATTAGATCAAGGAAAGTTTCAAGCATCTCTCCCTCGTCAGTAAACAGCAATACGTCATCGCCCCAGGCAGTTACTTCATGTTTTGCTTGTTCTAATGAAAGTGTTTTAGGAGGAAGTGCTAGTGTAATCAGTACATCTAGCCACTGCAGGTTAACAGTAATTGCAGTAATAGGCATGAAAGGATCAGCAGGATCTGCGAACCCTCTATCAGGATCAAAATCAGTTTCAATGTCAAAAAATGCAATATTAAGTTTAGGTGCATCCTGATTTAGATAATTTTCACTTAAACATTGGAAAATAGGATTTACATCAGATTCAAAAAGTGTTTTATCTCTATTAATAGCAAGTTCTTTACGGAAGTCTTTTGTGCTTTTACATACAGTTTTGCTTAAAGCGTCTCCGTAAATGCTTAGATGTTTACCTTTAGGATCTTTATAATAAAATGTATATTTTATAGGATATTCTACAAATTTTCTATTACCGTCATGTCTTTCGACTACACGGATAATATCTTGTTCTCTATCAAAGATAGCGTCGATATAACTCATTTTTTTCTTTCTAGTTACTTTTGGCTAACCAACCGTCTACATACCCACTTAAAGTTTAGGTGCTAATAATTAAACAAATATTTATCAATACCATTCCATAGCCCTGCCAAACCCAAATACGTGTAAACATGCAAAATAAATAGTCATTACTAATGGCCACCCTACTCCTCGTCTAACAAATGCAATAATACTAAACACTGCTCCTGTAAAACTAACAGGATATATTAAATGCATAGGAGGATGTTGTGCAGTCACAGATATCCATGTCATACTAGTAAAAACACATATACTAGCTATAGTTTCAAAGTAAAATGCAGTCCTGTCACTAGTATAACTCTTAATCCAAAAATCTTTTACTTTTTGCCACATCAATGATCCTTACCAACTGTGGCAATCAATGTTTCTAAATCTTCAAATTCATCTGCAACACGATGCCAATCGGCTTTATGTGCAATTTTAATTGCTTTATTAATTAAGCTAGGTTTAACATTCAGTTCTTCTGCAATAGCTTTTACTGTATCTTTTAATCCTTCCTGTAGATCTTGAATTTCCTGTAACACTGTGCATCCTTCATTAACCAGTCTTTCTAGCTTTGCTTTTTCATCAATACCATAGACTCTGTCACTCATAGTTTCTCCTTTAAATAATTGATTATAGTGGTTAAAGATAGGTTTGTCAATTAAAATTTTTAAGCATTTAAAATTTGCAGAATATCATTGTATAATAGAGTATGCTGTGATTTTTCCAGGTGATTCGGTCTCTCGTCGTACCAACCTTTGATTTCTTCGGCATATCGAAACAAAGATTTAGAATGCACATAAAAATTATTTTCGTTAATTTTTTTTAACACGTCAATTGTTAATGTTAATTCATCAAAACAAGGTAAAATTAAGATTTTTTTAAATTTATCTGAAAAAAATTTTACGTATAAAATAATTTTTAAAATTTCAGTATCATGATATGATGAATAGCTTAAAAGGTGTCTGTAAACTACATTTATCATTGAGCGATAACGCATATATTTTTTAAATAATTTTTTTAAATCTTTAGCAGAATCGCCTTCTGGCCTTGTTAATAATTTTGACACCATAAATTGATCCCTAGGCTCAAATCCCCTAAAATTTAATCTATAAATATCCGTCAAACAAAAAATTAGATAACTACTTGTATCTTCTATTTCATTGACTAGATTTATAATTTTTTGTAAACTCCAGTCTGGGCCTGTTCCGCCTTCTGCATAATTTTTAATATTAAACTGACTTTTTAATCGGTTTGACCATACATACGGATATAATTCATAATCATATTCACGAGCATAGCTATCACCAAATATATATATTGTTTCCATTTATTATGATTT